GGCAATACCCATAACGCAGATAGACCAAAATACGCCAGGGAATATGGTGGTTAAGCCTATAATGCTAAAATATGCGGCTACTGTAGCTAGGGAAAGAGCAGAAAAAAGAATTAAAAATGGGAATATCATATATATATCTTACACGCGTTACATATATATTATATATATTATATATGCGTATATAGTCCACTATGAACGAAAATTCGTCGTAAAATTTTTTTCCTTAATCAAATAAATCATTGTAGTCTGAGGGCTTCCAATAAGGACAACCTTCGTAATGCATTTTGGAAATGGTTTGACCTTCCTTTAATAAAGATTCTAGGTCACCTACATCTTCAGTGAAGCAAGTTTTTAAAACTTTCCCATTGCTGTCCAGTAAAGCGTAGTAGTCAAAAGGCTTACGAAAAGAACAAATGAAGGCAGGTATTGGGTCACCATATTTATCTAGGACTGGCTCCCCTCTGCTCATTTTAAATCCATCTTTGCCACAAGCTAAAGGGCCCCCAAAAGTGCCATCAGACGGATAGGGTTGTTCGGCAGCAAAATGAGAATGTGCAGTTTCTTCATTAAAATTATCAATAACATTTTGAATTTCGGTTAATTCATATTGAAATCCATAAAGCTCACCATCAGAAATAGGACTCATTCTCAAAACCCCATTTCCAAAATTATTAAACATATCTTTAGTTAAATCAAATTTTAAAAATAAAAATTCACTTTCTCGTTTTTTGTAGTTTGGGTAAAGATGTTTGACTGCAAGAGAGTACATTAAATCTTGAAGGTTGTCGCTTACTTCTTTACCTTTAAAAACTTGCTTACTACTTTTGAAGTCGCGAATTAATGCATAAGATGTATCTTTGTATAAAAATAATTTATCTATAAAACCTTTAATACGATAAGAAAATTCTTCGGTCTCAACTTCAATGTCAAAATCTTTTTCCGAAATAGCTTCAGTCGGCTTATATTGGTCATCGCCAAAAAAATCATAATGTAACCCATTGACAGTCATATCGTCAATGAGCTGTAAGTTTTCTGGATCTTCTACATTTAGCTTTCTTGCATGATATAAAACTAATCTTTTGATTGGTGGAGAATTAAAAATAGATCCAGTTTTAATAATTTTTTCATAATGATGTTTGTGCTTAGCTTCACCAAGCAATTCGAAAATTAAGTGACATATCCATCCTCTACTGGCACCATCATTTGATTTGTCGGGTAATTTTAATTTGTAATTGCACCAATACTTCCATGAGCATTGTTGTAGAGTTTTAATTCTACTCGCAGATAAAGCTGATTCGTGTTTACTCATGTAAAAGTTTAATGTTTTTTAATAAAGTTTTAGGTAAAGACTTGTTGGATTGTAATTTTTTAGCCAATTCTAAAACTTTGGATGATTGATTTGTTGATCGAATTTTGTCTAACTTATTTGCCCATAAATCAAAATCTTCTGAATTCATGTCTCCAAAATCATTCTTGAGCGGCAAGCAAATTTTAATTTTATTAACATCAAAATAATTTAACAACTTTAGATAATTTTTAATGCATGCATTCATTCCCCTGTTATCGTCTTTATCTTTGTCGTTATTAAATGATAAAATAACTTGTTTAAAATTAAACTTAATTAAAGAACAGATTAATTTGGAAGATAAATCTAAACCAAAAGACACTAAAACATTTTTATGTCCGTGCTCAAGTAGATTTAAACAATCACCTATACTTTCAACCAATATAACATAGTCAGTGTTTATATCATCAAATAATATTCCAGTTTCAGTTGGGACATAAGCTGGGTAAACCCAAGACTTCTTTTTACCCATGTGCTTCCATTTAGGTTTATCTGGTTTGCCTGATAAGTCTCGACCAGAAAACCCATGGATTTGACTATGCTCGTTATATATAGGAAAAACATACCTTTGATACATTTGAGCTCTGGTTGCTAGACCAGACTTTAATTTAATTAAAGTTTCGTTAGATATACCCTTTTTGTTGTAAAAAGAGTAGTGTGGTAACAGCTTATCTAGAATAGAATGAGGGTAAATTTCTTCACACTCTAGTTTTTCTATACTATTTTTTGCTTTTTGGCTTAAGAAAAATGTTTCTTCTTTATTTAAATATTTCTCTAGCTCCTTAGGATCATTAGTGTTTAATGTTAAAACTAATAACTGCTTAAATGGCATAAAGGGAGTATTTTGAACATAATCTTTCCAGGCTCCACTATCCTTGTAAATCTGTAAGGCTGTTTTGTTATCTCCGTTTCTATAAAGAGCTGAAGTTTGCCAATAGGAACCTTTGTCATTAAGTTTGTATCCAAGCTCTTCTAGGATATCTTTAATTTGATCTGAATTTATCATATATTCGGAATATCTGAGTTTCCGTTTTGCTCAACATCTACATCTAAACTTTGAGTGCGAACAAGATCTACAGCATCCCCAACTTCAGTTATATTAAAGTTATTAAAATCTAAATAAATAGAATTTCTTACAAGAGTTACCTCATCTGCAAGGCGCACAGGTTGTATTGCTCTCATATAATCTGAACCTAAATGCCTATGTTTAAAGCACATAAGTTTATGGGTGCCAAAATTAGGACTGTCGGCCATTTCCTCCTGAGACTTTTGCCTCAAGCTAAAAAGATGGGAGCTGAATTGAGTTATTCTATCCGATAAAGATACCACACTTTCATCTTCAACTATACTATCAGCTCTCCTGTTATTAGTAATGCCAGAACGATTACTTTGAACACTGGTCATCATGGCGACCATGGGTTCCCCGTCAAATAAAATATCTCTTTGAACTAACTTTTTGAATTTGTCAACCATCTCGCCAACTACTTGCCATTCAGTTTTGTTATTTAAGTTCTCTGATGTGGTTTTAATGTAATCAAAATTAAATATCATTTTATTGCCTCGACCAACTTTACTATAATAAAACCTTTTAATTAGGTTAACCATTTGGTCTACGTTCATACCCGAAACATTGTAATAATGTAAATTATAATTTTTAATTTTAGGCCAAACTGATCTAACTTTGTTGACAACTTCTTGACCAGCTCTTCTCCATTTTCCAGTTTCAATAAGATGTAGTGGTACACCAGACATAGAAGCACACAACCTCATCCTTAGTTCTTCCTTACTCATTTCACCATTATCAAAGTGAAGTATAGGAGTGAAATTATTAAGTTCAGAAGTTTTTAGGCAAAAATCTAAACAGAATTGAGTTTTTCCAACTCCAGACCTAGCTGTAATAGTTGTAATATTTCCTGGACGCAATAAAGAACCATATAGTTCATGTATCCTTTTGTGGGGACCAACTAAACCAAACTCTTCAATGGGTTGATTGCCTCTATCTTCTACAGTAGCCTCCATATCAATAAACAAATCTTCTGGAACATTTGATCCATTGTCGTATAGGGATATTGTGTCGTTATATATTTTGTCTGCATCACTAATTAATTTAGAAAAAGAATCATCAGAAGAAGCTTTTTGCATTAAGTTAGAAATTTTGTTAGAACATTTTGTAATGTGTCTACGTGCAGAATATTTTTTAAGGTCTCTGGCTAAGCCAACTATAGTATTAGGTTTAGTAAGCCTTAATGAAAGAGCTTGAATATAATCCCCTATGTTTACATCATCTTCAAAAGATAAATTAAGAGATAAAACTCGCTCTGTAAGCATAACATAATCAATTTCATTGCCGGATTCAATTGATCTTTTTAAAATTGAAAAAATAGTTTTATTAACTTGTGAGTTTTCACTATAGAAATCTTCTTCATTAATAAAGGAAGATATTTCCAGAAAGGAGTCTGGGTGATTGATTAATGTAGCAAGAAACTGCTGTTCTTCTTCAAAGGAATACATTGCCATATTGAAGAAGTATATATTATATGTGAATAAATGTCAAGTTTTATTCTATATCTCCACCAATATCAAAAGGACTATCTACATTTTCAATATCGATTAGATATTTCTCTAAAGCTTTCCTTATGCCCATTTCAACTATAGGACTACCAGCCTTACAAATGACCATAGGATTGCCGTTTTGATCGGTATACGCCATTAAAAAACCTTTTGAGTGGTCATCAGTGCCCCCACTTAACTCGTAAATTTTCTGAATTAGGCTAGGAGGAAAACTAAACGATTGAAATTCATCTGGATTAAAACTTTCCATATATGTTATATATTACACATACTAAAGTATAATATCTAATTTTTTAAAGAAATCTTTAGAGAGTTTATCTTTTTCATAGATTTCAACCAACTTGATTTCATTTAGTTCACAAAAATCATGCTTTTGATGGTCTCTTTTTAACTGCATTAAGTAATTGTTTTGATAGTTTCCGTGAAAAAAGGGCACATATTTTGTGTGCTGACCCCCCTGCACTTCTATAGCTATTTTTTCATTAGCATTAAAAAAATCAAACGTCATTCGAGTACCAGCTATGGGAAACTCTTCAAAGACAACATGCTTGCTCCAATATTCTTGTAAGAAATCTTTAACTGATTTTTGGAATTTACTTTTGCTAGGATTTTCCCATTGTATTTTATATTTTTGAATCCCTAGGATTTTACGGGTCGATCCAGTTAGGGTTTTAAATTTCAACTTTCAATTCTCTCTTCTTGGGGGTAGTGAATAAATCTATCATGAGTGATAGGGGAAGCTAATAAAATCCCAGATTTAATATTACCATTTACAGTTTCTTGAAAAATGTGAGACATCCAAGTTTGTTCGTAAGGGTGAGCCCAGGTTGTATCTAAGAACATTTTTTTGCTGCCACTTTTGCTAACCATTACAGGCCAATTACAATAATAACATTCACCTAATGCATAAGCTAAGTCTTCTTCTACGTTAATAGATTTATATTCAACCAAAGGAGCATTAGGGTCTA